AAGGCTTCTTTTACTAAAGAGTTACCATACTGATCTATATAAGGTGGCATAGACCATTGTTCAGGAATAAAAAGTCCTATTACACCTGGAGCACCGTCTTTATCTATAAGATTACTTTGTACACCATAAAATCCATTTTCTTCTGGATGATAGATATACTCTTTCATTGGTTCACATTGATCAAGATCACCAACTGATCCTGCTGCAATAAACTGACCTGTGATGATATGTCCAGACTTAAGTGCTGGTTTCATAAATCCATAGGTGTCATTCATCTTAGGAGCAATGCCTCCTTCCTCATGAAAGAAATAAGTTACAGGACCACCGACACCATGTGTTGGATCTTTTTCAAATGAGTATAAGTTGATAGTAGATTTTAATCCTCTATACGTATCACGATTGTTAACTCTTACTTTAATCTGCTGGTTCCACGCCCCCACCTTATCAGGCTCAGCTGGTCTATACCATGCAGTGTGCTCATTTAAGAAGTTACGATATTCATTAAGAAACTTCCAAGATCCTTTTTCATTGATATAGTCTTTAAGACTAGCTCCTATTTTAAGAATAGCTCCTTCTTCAAATACCCATTGGTTAATTAGTTTAGCCATATGGAAATAAGAAGATGCTATCTGACGTTTCTTTAGTATAATAGCATGCTTATAGTGTAATTCAGCTAAATGCTCATATAGTGCCATATGATACTGTGCATCTCTCACCTTAGCAAAGTCAAATCTTTTTTCTTCTTTATCATATATAGGTAAAAAGTTTAACCACATGTAGTAGTCTCTACTAATATACCAAGTACCATTTACACTCTTGACAATTATACCTTTACGACACTTAGCTTTTTGGTCATCCCAATAAGTTATAAAGTCTTTACTCTTTACTGGAGCTGGACAATAGTATCCTTGCTTATGAAACTTACGAGCTTCAATATTAAAGATTTGACTAGTCTCGTCAAAGTTATACTCACCCGGTTCTTTAAAAACAGATAATAAAAAATCTCTAAACTCTTCTCTACTATAAAAAGTAGTTACTGTCCAGTGATCAATATTATAAGTGGGTACTTCTATAAATATGTTAGGTTCCAATTACTTAGTTGAGGTTAATTTATGTATGTCAATCACATCCCCTTTACATTTATGTAGTAAATGTAAAAGAGTGTTAAAATCTTTACTACGTAATACGCCATCCAGTTCACAATTGTCCCAATATTTAGTATACAAATCTCTAGGAATAGCATTCCATAGTTTAGTGTAAGGATTAAAATGGAAAACCCAATCATGCATATAACCATCAATATCTGATAGAGGGTCAACTGCTGCAAACTCTTTAATTTCATAATCTGTGTAAACGTCTTGTACCATAGTTTTATATTTAATAAGTTTAGGAAAGCAGAAGATGGGTGCGTGGACATCTGCTTTTACAACTGGCATTTCTAACCGATCACGTACGGCCCTTTCTACAGTTAAGAGTACGCCATTCCAGTCAACCTAATATTGCTGTAGAGGATGGATTCGAACCACCAAGGTGAGATTCAATTGATGACAGTACGCTTGCAAGCTGGTGGTCTACCCCATATCATCAATCTATTTCTTTATCACCGCCCACGAGACAGGTGGGTGCGTATGCCAAGGTCATAACTGAGACAACCCAATTTCGCCACTCTACAATATAGAGGTGAGTACAAGATTCGAACTTGTGTGAACGGTTTTGCAAACCGCTATATAACCACTCTAACAACTCACCCTATTGATCATATGCCAATCTCTGGCCACCTCTTACAGAAGATTGCTGCTCTTCTTGTAAATCTCTATATACTCCTTTAAAACTTTGTCTCACTGCATCAAACCTTTCTGCTATGCGTAGTAACGCTGTAGCAGATCCATCACGTCCTGATGTAGGTTTTTCTGTTGCCATAAACGTTGCCATATTATCTAAAGCAATCTTGATTCCATTGTATGCTCTATACGTAGGAGTCTCATACATTTTCTGACACACCTTAAGTGCAACAACTATTGTTTCATCTTCTCCTGAGAAGTCACCATCCACCTCAACTAAAATAAGTTCTTCCTTATCTTGTTCTGGCATATCAAAGAACGGATTAAGATCTGGACTAGGGCAGGTCATATAAAACAAATATGCATACACCTTCACTGCTTCTTCGCCATACTCATCCATAATCTTTTTTAAAGAATTTAGAGTGTAACAATGCTCACTTGGAACAACCTTACCATTCTGTATATCAAATAATCTTACCATTAGTTCCAGTGTTTATTTTCCCTTTCAAAATAAAAGGTGAGGTCTTGTTTAGTGTTATCATAGTATTCTGCTACAACATCACTTTGAAATCTACTTCCTATATTTTCGTATAGAGAAGCTGTAATCACTTTACCAGTGACTTTTTTATTAAATAACTTAGTAAGCCATGTATAGTTACCTCCACGAATAACTCCTCCCTCTACTAAAAGATAATACTCATAATTGTCTTCTGAAAACTTAAACCATGCATCTATATCTTGGTCTGCTTTCCTTACATAGATGTGTTCATTTTCATCAGGATAGGGAACGTGTATAGGTAGTATATCACACATATCTCCATCTTTGCTTAGATTATGAGCAAGGTGCATAGCTACTGTTGCAGAATAGTCAGGACTAACCATTACTAAAAGAGTGTTATCAGCTGATACATCAGGGTATTTCTCAATAAGCTTATTAGTAAGTGTAACAATAAGCTTCTTTTCTTTAGAAGCAGAAACAAGTAATTCTTTTCTCATTAATGCTTAGGTTTTAACTGTTCTCTATTGTCTTCTAACCAATGCAATAAGTTTATCACCTCACTCTTCATATAAGGAAGGTTATACTGCACTATATCTTTTACTATGGGATTTCCGGTTGTATCTAACGCAGTGATTGGATTACCAAACTTATCTACGCCCACTGTTTCAAATAGGATGTGATGGATTATTAAATTACCTGGTTTTAACCTAGGGTTGTGCTTAAGAATAATATATAAATATAAACTTAGCTGTAGTGTATAGTGATTTAGATTACAATCATCTAAGTGAGTTAAAGGACTAGCCATTCTATCCACCTTACCGTCCCAACTAGTGTATCCTTCTGTTTTAATTTCTTTGTTAGTCTTATAGTCTGTGATATGCACTTCTCCATTGATCACTTCTACAAGATCTGACTGACCGCATAAACCAGCAGATTTTAAATAAACCATGTGTTCTGGATAAACACCATTAGTAAGCTTTTGTACTGGAGCTTGTTTAATTCCATCTGTTTCGATGGGTTTAAATACAGGCACCACTTCCCCATGACGTTCCATCGTGGTTAGTTCGCACAAATCTTTTTCTCTACAATTATGATACCAAGTTCCAAGGTCTGTTGCACGTTTAGCTTCTGATGCCCACGCATCCTTTATTTCTTCAGGTGTCATGCCATACCACTTAGACTTTTTAGACTTAGAAGATTTAGCAGCAATAACGTCTGACTCAAATGGCTTTTTAAAGTTTGATATAAAGCTTGTTACAGAAACCCAGTTTGTAACATCTGTAGCATCTATACTTCTATACTTGTGGTTTTGTGCTGTGAAAACTATCATAGTCCTAATTTTTCGTTTAGTTTATCTTCTTCCTCTTGTGTCAACTCTGCTTTCCAGTGCCCCTTTGGACATTCTGAACTTAAACTTCTTGTCTTTAATGCAAGACAGCATCCGCATCCTCCTAGTTCTTTATTACAACAAGGATCAGTGCCAGGAACCATGCAGCCACTATCTGATTCTGTATAAAGATCACAGAAGTGACATATACTTAATCTATGTTTAGCAATCTCTTCAACATCTTCTTTCTTAAATATGGAATTGGTTATGCCCTCTATGATCTGACCTTTACTCTTCCATATTTTTATTATGTTTTCTTTTAGACTCATGAGATTTATGCATTTTAATAAAGTCAGCTCTTTGCTTTTCTTCTGTAATAATATCCTTTAGTATTTTCAGGTCAAACAATGTTTCTGCTGTTTTAAATCTAGCAGTCATTTGCTGTAAACCTTTTTGCCTGTTGTTCTCTTCAAACTTTTCAAGCATCTCAATCTTACTATCTATCTTCCAATGCTTTGTTACAAAATCACCAAGATTTGTAATATGCACTCTAGAATGCTTTAATGAAGATAGATTCTTTCTCACCTCTCTCCAATAAAAACCTACTATATTGTTTATAGTTTCTTCAGATAGATTGGCTTCTTTTGCCACTTCTGAATATAGCTCTTTAGCTTTCCGTGGATGCAATGCTTAAGAATTTAAAGTCTAACAAAATATTACCAGTAGAATGCACCTTTAGTTCTGGATTAATAAATATCTTTTTCTTATTCTTTCCTTCTTTTTTAATTAAGCCTTTCTTTTCAGACTTAGTGAGACAGTTGCGTACCGACTGGGTACTAGAGAATATTTGCTTATCATGAGCTTTATTACAAAAACTTGTAAGTTCTTGATCTCCTTCTATTGCAAGAAGGGTGAGACAGTCTAAATCAGACTCACTCACTTGAATGTTGTATAAGTAGCAGTGAGTTAAAATTTGATATTTAACTATTTGCCAGCCACTCATCTTCACTCGCTTATCTACTTGGTTTACTATTGCCATTATAATTCTATTTTAAAACTCATGTAATCTTCTCCAGTGTCATTCCAGTTTTTATATAAGAGCACCGGGGCAGCACTCATGTTTGCAAAAATGTGCCACGATGCTCCTATTCTAGCTTCTCCTGTTAAATGTGCGTAGTCCATTTCTTGAGCCCAATCTATTACAGCTTGTACAAGCTTATATCCTAATCCCTGTCCTCTATGGGAAGGCAAAACGGTGAAGCTATCAATATGCAATACATTATCACTCTGCCATGTTACAATAGCCTCAGCTATTAAACCACTCTTACCGTCCTTCATCCATATTCCTTGACATTTCTCCTTTTGTGTAAGCATAAAGATTTTATACTTATCATCCCAACGTAGTTCTTTAGGATGCTCACGTTCAAAGGGTAGACATTCTTTATAGTCTTTTAACCTATAAAGAATAGAATATGATGAACCCATTCTAGTTCTTTTTTAACTTTTTACTTGGTGCTTCTTCTTGTGGACCTTCTTGGTTAGGAATAATAACATCATCCCCCACCTCTACACCTGCTTCTACAAGCTCTGGATTATTATCAAGATCTTCTTGTGTAATCTTATGAGGCGTACCGTCTGGTGCACCTTGGTATGGAGATCCTCCCTCTTGTCTTGGGTTAGTCAATTGAGCAATAAAGCTTAATGCTTTTAACTCTTCTGCTCTGTTTGTAGCAAGTCCAGTGTTAAGCTGCTGAAGCTCAAGTTGCAGCTTCTTTACATCAATCTGCTCTTTTAAGAACTCCATCACTTGATCTTTAGTGGGAGCTTTTTGTTCTTCGTTCACTTTTTGTGTTTCTTCTGACATAATTTGGTTTGTTTAATTGTTTATAATTCTATATCACCATTTGCTTGCGTAGCATCTAGTTCGTCATCATAATAGGTTTTAAATATTGGCATAAATTGCTCATATGGCGTATCTATGATATACGTATCACCTGGCTCTGTAAAAATTGTAGTGCAGCCATTAACCAAAGAATCTTCCTCATCAGAGGTGAGCTTACAAGCTATCACAATATCTATATGGAATGCAAATGGCATCCATCTCCCTTTATCCTCTAGTCCCATCAATTCTGCCTTCTCTACTTCTAGCGTGTGGCAGTGAATGTTGCACGTGTGTATCATTT